GACAAATCATATAAGATTGATTGGAATGAATTACAAAATATGGTACTGGTGACTGCCTACGGAAAACTAAAAATTGTAAATACTAAACTTGTAAAAATCATAGATCTCTAAACACTTGACAACCTTGCTGGACCCTATTACTATACGTGATAGGGAGTTTTAAACTCACTAAACATCTAAACACTAAAAGGAGTAAACGTATGTCACTAAACATTGCAGCACTTAAGGCAAAGCTCAATCAGTTCAACCGTCAAGGTGACCGTGGTGAGGCACTCTGGAAGCCCACTGAAGGTAAGCACGTAATTCGTATTGTTCCGTGGAAGGAAAACAAGGAAAATCCTTTTATTGAACTGTACTTCCATTATCTAGGTAATAAGACCCATCTGTCGCCTACATCATACGGCAATCGTGATCCTATCATGGAGTTTGCCGAGGCACTTGCTGCCGGTGGTACGAAGGATGATTGGGCACAATCTCGTGTATTCCGTCCGAAGCTCCGTACGTTCGTTCCAATTATCGTTCGTGGTGAAGAAGACAAGGGCGTTCGTTTCATGTCATTCGGCAAGACGGTATATACAGAACTTCTTTCCATCATTTCCGATCCCGATTACGGCGATATCACGGATGTAAAGAACGGTCGTGACATTGTGGTTGAATACATCCCACAGGAAAAGAGTGATACGAACTTCGCTAAGACGATGGTTCGTCCAAAGCCAAATCAGACTCCTGCGGGTACCGCAGAGCAGATCCAAAAGTTCATCACAGAACAGCCAGATATTCGTTCCATCTTCAAGGAGCCCTCTTACGAGGAATTGAAGGTTGCGCTCGAACGGTATCTTGACCCAAGTAGTGGTCCAGCAGTTCCAACACAGAAGACTGTTGAAGATACTCCCGTCGCTTCACCGACAGCTACAAAGTCGGCAACCACACAGAAGTCTACGTCAGTCAAGGATATGATTGACGAGTTCGACGAAGTATTTAATTAATCACACTTGACACTACGTGCGTGACCTACTAGATTCTAGTGGGTCACCACGTATTCTATTATAGGAATCATTTATGGCAAAAGAAAAGAAGGTTATTCAAGAACCTGACCGTGATGAGTTAGCGTCCCTCATTGCAGAGTCACTAAATAAAATGAACAAGGATAGTGATCAAATTGCATTCTTCCTTGATGGACGAGAAAATACACCCACCGACTTTACCGATTTTATTTCAACGGGTAATACGATGTTGGACATTGCAATTAGTAATCGTCCACATGGTGGTATTGCAGTTGGTCGTATTACGGAACTTACTGGATTGGAAGGATCTGGCAAGTCCTTGATTGGTGCGCAGTTAATTGCCAACACGCAGAAACGTGGCGGGGTGGGTGTATTGATTGACACAGAAACCGCAGTCAATCCAGAGTTCTTTAAGGCGGTTGGTATTGATACAAATAAATTAGTTTATGTTCATCTCGCAACCGTTGAGGAAATTTTTGATGCTGTCACCACAATTATTGAAAAGGTGCGTACTGGAAAGGATAAAGACAAACTGGTCACGATTGTCGTTGACTCCGTTGCCGCTGCGTCAACCAAGAAAGAAATGGAAGCCGATTTTGGAAAAGACGGATATGCTACAGATAAAGCAATCATTATCTCCAAAGCAATGCGTAAGATTACTGGATTGCTTGGAAGAGAGCGAATTGCACTAGTCTTCACAAATCAGTTACGTCAAAAGATGAACGCAATGGCGTTTAGTGATCCGTGGACGACTTCGGGTGGAAAGGCAATTGCGTTCCATGCATCCACTCGTCTCCGACTCAATCTGATGGGGAAGATCAGTAACTCCGCAGGTGATGTGATTGGTGTAAAGGTGAAGGCAAATGTAATCAAGAACCGATTGGGACCGCCACATCGTACTGCCGAATTCCAAATTTATTTCAATCGTGGTATTGATGATGCAAGTTCGTGGTTGGATGTGATGAAGGAAAACAAGTTGGTTAAGCAGGCAGGTGCTTGGTATACGTATGTGGATCCGACCACTGGTGAAGAAACGAAGTTCCAATCCAAAGAGTTTGCCAAGTTCCTTGATGCAGATGCGGAACGAAAGGAAGTCATCTATCAAGCAATTTGTGATTCACTTATCATGAAGTATCAGACAGAATTTGATCCAGAAGCAATTAGTATCACGGGAGCATCCGATGACGAATAATCTAGAAGATGTTGTTCAGTTAGTCATGCGTGCATATACTGAAACGCACGGTGACGAATTTGATATTACGCCGATGTTTGAATTGGAAGTACGGAAGGCGTTAATGCAGAAGTATTGTTCTAATTTACCATCGCATACATACACGATTAATAAAGGTAATTTGATGGGACAATGGAACGTGAACCTTGCTAGTAATGCAACTAGTTCACATAACATCTTGTTACATGGTTGATCTCCAGAGTGTTTTTCATAACATGAAGTTTGAAAACGACGAACAGGGCATGGGATATAATTCTCGTGTCCTGTTAGTCGATGGCCTCAATACCTTTCTACGATCTTATACAGTTGTTCCATCAATGAATGATGATGGTCATCACATTGGCGGTATGATAGGATTTTTAAAAAGTATTGGGCTTGCTATTCGTACATTCAAACCTACACGTTGTATTGTAGTGTTTGATGGAAAGGGTGGAAGTCAAAGACGGAGAAAGATTTATCCGCAGTATAAGGCAAATCGTAAACCACCAGTTCGGTTGAATCGTGCATATGATTTAACCACCGATGAACAAGAAAAAGAAAATATGAAATTTCAATTAGTATCACTGATTGAAATGTTAGAGTGTTTACCCGTTACTATTATTGCTTTAGATAACGTAGAAGCAGATGATGTGATTGGACAGTTAAGTCAACTGGTAACTGCGGAAGGTGGTCATAGTATTATTTATTCTACTGATAAAGATTTCTTACAACTCGTTTCCGAATCAGTTAAAGTATATAATCCTGTTAAAAAGAAAACATTTGATGTTGATGTGGTTCTAGAAGAATATGGAATACATCCGAAACATTTTTATTTTTACAGAGCACTTGACGGAGATAACAGCGATAACATTGACGGAATTAAAGGAGTGGGACAAGCAACATTAAAGAAATATATTCCAGAAATTGTTGATCCGTCGATGGATATTAATTTACAGTTTATTGAGAACAAATATGTTGACGTTAAAAAGTTACCTAAAGTTATTAGCAATATACTTGACAATCGTGATATCGTGGAACGCAATATTCAGTTAATGAATTTACATGAAGGTATGATGTCACCTGACGCACGTATGAAAGTAGTACATAAGTTTCAAGATACCGTTACGTCATTTCATAAATATGACTTGACAAAAATGATGATGAGAACTAAGTTATTAGGTGCGTTCCCGAATTACGATTCGTGGATTGCACAGACGTTTATTCCTCTCAATAGATTTAAGCATGACACAAACTGATACGACCGTAGATAATCTAGCTAAATATGGACCAACGTTTCAAGCAAAGGTATTGGCAAATTTACTTTCATCAACCGATTTCTTACAACAGTCGTTAGATGTATTAAATCCTAAATTCTTTGAAAGTGATGCGGGTCAATGGATTGTACAAAAGACAATGGAGTATTTTACTGATTATCGTTCTACTCCTACACTGGAAGTATTTAAGATTGAACTGGATAGAATCAATGACGATGTATTGAAGATTGCCGTCAAGGAACAATTGCGATCTGCGTTTCAACGAAAGAACGATGATGATCTAGAATATGTCAAAGATAGTTTTCTAGACTTTGCAAAGAATCAAGCAATTAAAACTGCCATCATTAAGTCCGTTGATCTATTACAAATCGGTAGATATAGTGAAATTAAAAGTTTGGTTGATAATGCATTGAAAGCAGGACAGCCACGAAACATTGGTCATGATTGGAAAAAGGATATTGAAATTCGTCTCGCAGGTGAATCACGTGATGTAGTTGCCACGGGATGGGATGCAATTGATCTACTTATTGGTGGTGGACTTGCTGCTGGTGAGTTGGGTGTGATTGCGGCTCCGTCTGGTATTGGTAAGAGTTGGGCACTTGCAACGATTGGAGCCAATGCAGCACGTGCAGGAAAACGTGTGGTATACTACACATTAGAACTCAACGAAAATTATGTAGGATTACGATACGATACGATCTATACAGGAATTGAACCTGGTAATATTCCGAATAATGCAGACGCAGTTCGTAATATTGTAGAAAGTATTCCCGGTGACATTATTATCAAATACTATCCAACGAGTGCTATTACAGTACATACGTTACGAGCACATTTGGAAAATTTGATTTCTAGTAAGATGAAGCCCGATCTGATGATCATTGATTACGCAGATCTTATGCGTTCCACTGAACGGGTGGAAGCACGCCATCAAGAACTTGGAGAAATTTATAAAGAACTTCGTGGACTTGCGGGAGAAATGAAACTTCCCGTATGGACCGCAAGTCAAACACAACGATCCAGTATTCAAGATGAAGTCATTCAAGCAGACAAGATTGCATCATCATACGAAAAGATTATGAACGCAGATTTGGTGATTTCACTTTCTCGTAAATTGGAAGATAAAGCAAACCATACTGGACGAGCCCACGTGATGAAAAATCGGTTTGGTGCCGATGGTATTACATTACCTGTGTTTATGAATACAAGTCTTGGTAAAATTGAAATTTATGATGAGAATTCTTCCAAGGGAATTTTATTGAAGAAACAAATGCAAGCAGGTGAGGGGATGTTAAAGAAAGCACTTGCTAAAAAGTTTTCTGAATTACACGATGATATTTTAGAAGACGAATGATATACTTATAAGAACCGACAAACCTTAACATTTTGGAGAAGTATAGATGTTGTTAGAATCTAAGCTGCTGTCAGATATTACGACTTTTATGAAGTATAGTAAATATGTACCAGAAAAGCAACGCCGTGAAACATGGAACGAATTAGTAGACAGAAATAAACAAATGCATGTGGAAAAGTTTCCACATTTGGTAGAAGAAATTGAAGCAGCTTATAAATTTGTATACGACAAAAAGATTCTCCCATCTATGCGTAGTTTACAGTTTGCTGGAAAACCTATTGGTATTAATAACGCACGGTTATACAACTGCTGCTTCTTACCAATTGATCATGCGGATGCGTTTAGTGAAGTCATGTTCCTCCTTCTTTCTGGAACAGGCGTAGGATATTCCGTACAACGTCAACACGTAGAAAAACTTCCAGAAATTAATAAGCCCGTGAAGACCCGTCGTTATCTCGTCGGTGATAGTATTGAAGGATGGGCTGATGCAGTCAAGGTGTTGATGGCTGCTTATATGAAGGGTAAGCCACTTCCACTGTATGACTTCCGTGACATTCGTCAAAAGGGTGCATTACTGTTGACGAGTGGTGGAAAGGCACCTGGTCCTGAACCCTTGAAGGATGCATTACATAATATCCAAAAGATCCTTGATCGTAAGGAAAACGGTGAACAACTGTCATCAATTGAAGTTCATGATATTTTGTGTTTTATTGCTGATGCAGTACTGTCAGGTGGTATTCGTCGTTCGGCAATGATCAGCCTTTTTGATCTTGACGATGACGATATGTTAACGTGTAAGTTCGGTAACTGGTGGGAAACCAATCCACAACGTGGTCGTGCTAACAACTCCGCAGTTATTCTTCGTCATAAGATTGAGAAGGAAGTTTTCTTGGATCTATGGAAGAAGATTGAACGTAGTGGATCTGGCGAGCCTGGTTTCTTTTTTACTAATGATGCAAGCTGGGGATTAAACCCGTGTGCGGAAATCTCTCTCCGTCCCTTTCAATTCTGTAACTTGACAACTATCAATGCGGGTACGGTGGATAGTCAAGAAGAATTGAATGCCCGCGCACGGGCCGCAGCTTTCATTGGCACCCTCCAAGCAAGTTATACGAACTTTCATTACTTGAGAGATATATGGAAAAAGACTACGGAACGCGAGGCATTGATTGGCGTGAGTATGACCGGTATTGCTTCTGGTGCAGTACTCAAGTTGGACATGAAGGAAGCAGCGAACGTAGTGAAGGCAGAGAACGAACGGGTCGCAGAAATAATCGGCATCAAGAAGGCTGCCCGTACTACTACGGTAAAACCAGAAGGTACCTCTTCTCTGGTTCTTGGAACTTCTTCTGGAATACACGCTTGGCATAACGACTATTACATCCGTCGTATTCGGGTGGGGAAGAACGAAAGTATTTATTCATACCTACTTCTCAACCATCCAGAATTGTTGGAAGATGAATACTTCAAGCCACATCAACAAGCAGTTATCAGTATTCCACAACGTGCTCCAGAAGGTGCAGTTACCCGTCAAGAAACTGCATTAGATCTTCTCGGTCGTGTCAGTAAGGTGTGGAAGGATTGGGTCAAGGTTGGACATCGTAAGGGTGAAAACAAGAACAATGTCTCCGTTACGGTAACCATTAAGGATGGTGAATGGGAAGGTGTGGGCGAATGGATGTGGGTAAATAAGGAAAACTTTACAGCCCTATCAGTATTACCATATGACGGTGGCTCATACATTCAAGCACCATTTGAAGACTGTACGAAAG